GGTACGCGGCGGCGAAAAACAGCTAGACTTTACACGGGGAAAGGGTTTCGGTTCGCATGATAGTTGAGGAAATAAGCACAGACAAGTTAATCCCATATATACGCAACCCCCGCAATAATAAAGGGGCCGTGGCGAAGGTGGCGGCTTCTATCAAGGAGTTTGGGTTCAGGCAACCAATAGTGGTTGACCCCGAAATGGTTGTTGTCGCTGGGCATACAAGGCTCGCGGCGGCATGGCAATTGGGCATAGGGAAAGTTCCTGTCCATATCGCCATGAACCTGACAGAAGACCAGATCAGGGCATACCGGATTATGGACAACCGATCCCATGAGGATGCCGAGTGGGACAACGAACTGTTAGCTATTGAATTTGGGGATTTATTGGAGAGCGATTTCGATATGGACTTGACCGGGTTTACCTCGGACGAGATTGACCAGTTGCTAGATGACAAATCGCTGATAGGGGAACTTGAGGGGGAGGACGATGCTCCAGAAACCCCTGTCGATCCAAAGACCAAGCTGGGGGATATTTACAAGTTAGGTGAGCATCGGTTGATGTGCGGTGATTCAACAAGTTCGGATGCGGTTGCTTTGCTTATGGACGGGCAGAAGGCCGACATGGTTTTTACTGATCCTCCTTACAATATCAATTACGGAAATATCAAACACCCTAAGTTTAAGGTCAGGAGTATCCAGAATGACGATATGGGGCCGGATGAGTTTAGGGCTTTCTGTTTGGCGTTTGCTAGTTCGATTGAAAAGTCCTGCGATGGGTGCATTTATGTATTTGGCCCTCCCGGCCCTGACGGTAGGATTATGTTTTCAGCGTTGGATTCTGTGTTCCATTGCTCAACTACGGTGATCTGGAATAAAGATCAGTTCACTCTTGGTCGGGGGAAGTATCAGAACAAATACGAGCCTTGCTGGTTCGGCTGGAATAAGGATGGGTCGGGTTTCACAGATGACAGAACCCTGACAAATGTTTGGGATCATGAACGCCCCAAGGCCAGCGGTTTGCACCCAACTATGAAACCAATAGGGTTGATTGAGATAGCTATTAGCCACGCATCTAAAGGCAAAGATTCTGTTCTTGACCTATTTGGGGGTTCAGGCTCAACCATGATCGCTTCAGAAAAGCTAAATCGCAAATGCTACATGATGGAATTAGACCCTGCTTATTGTGATGTGATTGTTGAACGCTACGAAAAACTCTTTGATAAGAAAGCCGAGAAAATAAACTAATGCCACGAATAAGTTATCCCATATCAACTATTTGCAAGATGCTCGACTTAACAGATAGGCGAGTCCAGCAATTAGCAAAGGAGGGTGTTCTCCCTAAAACTGAAAAAGGGAAATATGATCTTGTCGGTTGTGTGCGTGGGTATGTTCACTACTTGAGGGATATGGCACTTGGCAAGGACACAGATGTTGATGGCCATAAATGGCGGGAACGGATGGTCAAAGCAAATGCTTTAAAAGCTGAAATGGAACTTGATGAGATGAAGCAAGACCTTGTCCGGGTTGTGAAGATTGAGAGCTATCTGGACAAACTATTCACAGCAATAAAACAGCACATATTAGCGATGCCTTCCAAAGTTTCCCCAATGGTTGCGGGTGAGGAATCGGTAGAAGGAATCAAGTTGGTTTTGGAAGGTGAAGCACACGATATTTTAAACCTGATTGCAGACTATGAAATTATTGACGATCCCGATGACGGAAGACCAGACGATTCGGAACCTGATTCGGAAATCACAGAACAAGGCGAGACCCCCGAAAAAACTAACGGTAACGGAGTGGGCAAGTAAGTATCGGTGGTTGAGTTCAGAAGCCAGTGCGGAGTCCGGGCAGTATCGGACAGGCAGAGCCTATTTCCAGCAAGGGTGGATGGATGCGTTCAGCGATCCTACGGTCAAAGAGGTTGTTCTCATGGCTTCATCGCAAGTGGGGAAGACGGAATCATTCGTGAATAACACCATTGGTTTTTTCATTCACCAAGACCCTGCCCCAATCTTGATGGTTCAGCCTAGTTTGTCGATGGCGCAAACATGGTCGAAGGATAGATTCGCTCCAATGATTCGGGACAGCAAAGCATTAAAGAGTTTGATTAAAGAACCGAGAGCGAAGAACAGCGAAAATACTATTTTAGCAAAGTCTTTTCCCGGTGGGCGGTTGACAGTTATTGGAGCCAACTCCCCGGCATCATTAGCTTCACGGCCTATCCGGGTTGTTTTACTTGACGAGCCAGATCGTTACCCACCCTCTGCTGGTGCGGAAGGTGATCCGGTCAACCTTGCACGAAAGAGAGCGACAACTTTCTGGAATCGCAAGATTGGGACTTGCGGAACCCCAACAATAAAAGGGGCATCGAGAATTGAAGCGGCTTTTTTGGAGTCGGATCAAAGACGCTACAAAGTGCCGTGCCCGCATTGTGACACTTATCAAGTTTTACGTTGGGCAAATTGCCGATGGGATGATGGTGATCCTGAAACTGCTCGCATGATTTGCGAGAGTTGTGAAAAGGATATTGCTGAACGGGACAAAGGGCGCATGATCTTAAAGGGCAAGTGGGAAGCCGAGCAATCGTTTAAAGGTATTGCAGGTTTTCACCTTAACGAGCTTTATAGCCCTTGGGTTAAGTGGTCGGAAATGGTCGAGAAGTTTCTGGAAGCTAAGAAGTATCCTGAAACGTTAAAGGTTTATGTCAACACTTCACTCGGTGAAAGCTGGGAGGAAGAAGGCGATACGGCAGACGAAAACCAGTTAATGGCACGGCGCGAGATGTACCCGGAAGACCATTTGCCGGAAGGTGTTTTGGTCATAACAACGGCGATTGATGTTCAGGCAGATCGTCTTGAACTTGAGCATCGAGGCTGGGGCTTGGATGAAGAGACATGGGGATTAAGTTATGACGTTATTCCCGGGAATCCTGCAAGTCTTGAGTTGTGGGAAAGTTTGGATCAGCATTTATCGAGAGAATTTAAAACGGTGGACGGGGTGAAGTTAAAGTCAGCTTGTACGGTAGTTGATTCGGGTGCGTTTACCCAACACGTTTATGAATATGTCCGGGGCAGACAGCCGGGGCGGGTTTATGCGATTAAGGGCGCATCGAGCAAGGGTTTGCCGATGGTAGCCAAGAAGTCGCAAGATAAAAAGACGGGAGCTATATTTTACATTTTAGGAACGGACACTTTGAAAGACACGGTGTTCGGTAGGTTAGGGATTCAGGAAAAGGGATCGGGCTATTGTCATTTTCCACTGACTTATGGATATGAGTATTTCGATATGTTGACAGCAGAGCATTGTGTTACACGGTTCAGCAAGGGCATACCGCGCAGGGAATGGGTAATGAAGAAAAACAAAAAACGCAATGAAGCGTTGGATATTTTTGGATATAACTTTGCCGCTTTGAAAATACTCAATCCCAATTTCGAGGGCATAGTAAAAACGCTTGAAGGTAAGGCGCAAGGGATTGAGCCGCAACGCAAAACAAAGCCACGCAAGCATTTTGGCAAGGGCAATAATTTCGTAAAGGGGTTTAGATAATGGCTTTCAAAGTACCAGACCCAACGACACCGCCGGATTCAGAGCCGTTAAAGTTTCACTCTGGGGCAACGGTGAAATGGAAACGCAAAGATTTGTCTGATTTTCCAGCGTCTACTTGGACTTTATATTACACATTTGTGAAAGACGGGACGCGGATTCAGGTCACAAGTTCACAGGACGGATCGACTGAAAATCATGCTGTCAGTTTAGCCCCAGCAACGACAGCCGCTTACGCGGTGGGTGTTTATCATTGGGTTGTCGAAGCGCGGGACGGAACAGATGTTTACGTTGTTGATTCTGGAATATGTGAAATCCTGAAAGACTTTGCAGAGCAATCGTCTGGATATGACAACCGAAGTGTCGCAAATAAAATGGTTGATGCTTACGAGGATTTGTTTGCAAACCAGATCACAAATTCGACACTTGAGCAATTGAGCTATTCGATTGCGGGGCGGTCTATTAGCAAACTGGGCGCGGATCAGTTAAGGACTGAATATTACAGGTGGAAACAGATATACAAGCAGGAATTAGATGAAGAGCGAATCAATAACGGGCTTGGAACCCGCAAGAAAATACTGACGAGGTTTGGATGAAAATTCTCGACTACTTTAAGCGCAAGAAGGAAACAAAGCGGCGATCTTATGATGCTGGTGCAATTAGTCGGCTATTAAGCGATTGGACAACGACTTCACGCACTGCTGATGAAGCGATCAGAGGGAATCTGAAAAACATGAGAGCGCGGTCGAGAGATTTATCGCGGAATAATGACTATGCGAAGAAATACGCAGAGATGGTCAAGACCAACGTGATCGGGCCGCATGGGATTGTAATGCAGTCCAAAGCAAAGCAACAGGACGGACGGTTCGATACGCTGGACAATAATATTGTCGAGTCGGCTTGGAAGGTTTGGGGGAATAAATCAAGCGCGAGCATTAACGGAAAGCTGTCATGGGTTGATATTCAACGTTGTGCAATTGAAACGGTTGCCCGTGATGGGGAAATCTTAATCAGGAAGATCAGGGGCGCAGATAATCCATTTGGGTTTTCCCTGCAATTGATCGAAGCGGATCACCTTGACGAAGAGTTAAACAAAGAATTGAAGAACGGCAACCGGGTCAAGATGGGGATTGAGCTTGATCGTTGGGATAAGCCAATCAATTACTGGTTGCTAGAAAAGCACCCCGGAGACAACACGGCAACAGTCGGCGGCAAGCATTACAACATGATTCCCGCAATTGACATTATCCATTTGTTTATTACTAATCGTCCTGGACAAACAAGGGGTGTTCCTTGGTTGTCGAGTGCAATGACAAGACTGCACCAGATCGGTGAATACGAAGAGGCCGAAGTTGTTGCCGCAAGGGTATCAGCTTGCAAAATGGGATTTTTCAAACCCGATGGGAGTGGTGAAGGTTATATCGGGGACGATGTTGACAGCATGGGGAACACGATCAGCGAGGCCGCACCGGGAACTTTTGAAATGTTACCACCGGGAATGGAGTTCAGTGCATTTGATCCAACTCACCCATCAGGTAATTATGCGCCATTTATCAAATCGACTTTACGCGGTATCGCATCGGGATTAAACGTTTCTTATAACTCATTAGCGTCAGACCTTGAGGGAGTGAACTTTTCAAGCATTCGATCCGGTGTTTTGGAAGAACGGCAGAACTGGCGGGTCATTCAAAGCTGGTTAATGAATCACTTCCACCAAGAAGTGTATCTCGAATGGTTGCGTCTGGCATTCGTCAATGGACAGCTTGGCAATATTCCACAGCAAAGGTTTGACAAGTTTGCAAATCCAAACTGGCAAGCGCGGGGGTGGGAATGGGTTGACCCGTTGAAAGACGCGAAAGCAAACTTGCAAGAGCTACAGATGGGAACGAAATCACGGGCAGACATACTCGCTGAAAAGGGTAAGGACATTGAAGAAGTGTTTGCCCAGTTGAAAGCCGAAAGCGATATGGCAGAAGCCGTTGGAATTGATATTAACGCAGTGAATCCTATTGGGGACTTTAACGATGAAAACAATTAAGACAGAAACGTTCTACCGGGAAGCCAAGGTCGGTGAAATCCGGGAAGAAGAGCGGACAGTCGAACTCGCATTTAGTTCAGAACAGCCAGTGGAAAGGATGTTCGGGACTGAAATACTTGACCACTCATCCGATTCAATCAGGCTTGGTCGCTTGAGAGATTCCGGAGCGTTGTTGGTCAACCATGACCCCACTGATTTAGTGGGTAAGATTGAAACAGTCGAAGTTGGTTCAGACCGTATGGCACGGGCGCAGGTTAGATTTGGACGATCTGACCGAGCTAATGAGATTTTTCAAGATGTACAGGACGGTATTCGATCCGGTGTTTCGGTCGGGTATCAAATTCACAAACTACGCGAAGAAGGTGAAGACGGAGCAACCGCATTCAGGGCGGTCGATTGGGAACCGATGGAAATCAGCTTGGTAGCAATTCCTGCTGATGCAACGGTTGGAGTCGGGCGATCCGAAGATGGTGAAGCCGTAGACACTGAAATCAAATACTTAAAAAGGGAAACCAAAATGACTGAAGAAACAAAAGTTGTTGAAGCCCCGAAGATTGACATTGAAGAAGTTAAGAGTCAAGCACGGGATCAGGAAGTAAAACGCATTCAAGAGATCACAGCTATCGGTGAGCAGTTTGCCAAGGGTGACACTGCTAGGCAGATGATCGAATCAGGTAAAAGCGTTGACGAAATGCGAAAAGCTATTCTCGAAAGTATGCCAACACCTAAACAAGTAGTCGAGTCTGCACCAGACAACTTAGACATGGAAGCAAAAGAAAAACGTTCTTATTCTATGTTCAGAGCGATCAGTGCGGCGGCTAGCGGTAACTGGGCTAAGGCTGGACTGGAGCGTGAAGCAAGTGACGCAATTGCTAAACGTTTGGGCAAAGAGCCTAAAGGCTTTTTTGTTCCGAATGATATTTCATGGT